ATAAAGAAAAAATATTATTTATATATAATAATATAAATAATGTTCATAATCATAATGATATAATAAGATATATTAAATATAAAAATATTAAATATACATTAAATAATAATGGTTTTTTTGTAAATATAAGTTGTTTATCTCAAGAAAATATAGATAATATTTATAATATCATAAATTACAGTATAAATAATATTATAGATGATAGTAATTATATAGATTTGCGAAATAAACTTATATCTGACAATTTTATAAATAATAAAAAAATAAAAAAAGATATAAATAATATATTATTATCTGAATTTACAGACATTCAACAAGAAATAATTAAACATTCTAAGCAATTTAAATTAAATTTGACTTAAAGATATTTAATATTATAATATAAATGGACAAAATTTTTGAGAATATTCGAACTTCTACTAATGATTATTCTAAGAAAATAAATATTAATAAATATACACAAGATATTTATAAAAAAGAAGAAGAAATTGTTATACAATATAAATCTATTTATGAATCTTTATTATCACAAAAAGATGTGCCATATCAAATATTAAATGATCATGAAAAAGAAGATTATGTAAAGCAACATCTTTTGGAATTATGCAATATAGTTGACTCTAATTATGAAACCTATAATTTTAATAAAAAGGTTTTATCCAAACAGAAATTATGTAGAAATCTCCAAGGAAATAAAAATGTATTATCTTCTATCTTATTCTATAATGAATATTTTAAAGTAAATTTAATCATAATGAATGAATCCACTGGTAAATTATATAAAACAGGATTAAAAGATTATGATAAATTATATATCTCTTGTTCAGATAAGAAATGGATTGTTCATGAATCAGTAGATGATTCATCTTCATATTCAGATATTACTGATTTGAGTTCTGTTATTGAAATTGATATGAAAGATAACTTTGTTTATAATACATATCTTAAAGCGATTTCTAATTATAAAGCAGATGATTTAACAAATATTGCTAATGAACTAAATATTAGTTTAAATAAAAATAATGGAAAAAAGAAAACTAAAAAAGAATTATATGATGAGATTAATTATAAATATATATGTATTTAACTTTCATTTGTAACTAATCTACCTAATATTAAACCAGCGGAACAACCGACGAATATTCCTATTGTATTTATCCAAATAGGTTGTGAGTGAAAAGATATATCCTCACCATCATGGTCTATACTCTCCCGAACAATTATAGTCATACATGTACCCATCACTGCTCCAAATACATTACTGTATGTATTACCTATAGCTGATTTAGTTAATATTCCTCCGGGTAAATAATCCATAAGAACATCTTCACCTATCCATAATACAATATTATCAATAAATCCAAACACAATACCAAATACTAATCCAATAAATATTTTATTTAATTCAGGTAATCGTCCGTTGTTTATAAATTCAATAAAATTTCTAGTTTTTTTATTTTTTGATGATAATTTATAGTTTTGATATAAATGTGTAGCATATATACAACCACCCAAAAATATAATATTAATAATTACAAATTTTACCAACAAATCGTTCATTATACTGATATACTATAATATATAAAAAATATAGTTTAATATTTATATATATATATTTAAAATGGTTTCTAATTATAAGATAGATGATCTAACAAATATTGCTAATGAACTGAATAAAATAATTAAAAATAAAAAAGAATTATATGATGAGATTAATTTAATTAAAATGTAAATAAATTCTAATATAATATATAAATATGGGTAGGAGGAAAATGACTAAAAGAAATAGTCTTATAAAAAGTAAAAAACGTTCTAAAAAACTTTCTAAAAAACTTTCTAAAAAAGAAAGAAGTATATTACGTAATAAAGGATCTAATATTTTTTCTAAACAATTAAATTTAGATATTTCTAATTTATATGTTGTTTATGGTCAGAGTGATGTTAAATTACAAACTAAATTAGTGAATGTACTAAGAGAACATTTAAGAACGACTGATAATTCTATTATATTATTATTAGGACAAACACATGAAAAAGAACACCTCCTTAAAAGATTATTAAATTCGAAACAAGTTCCTAAAAAACCAATTAAAAGAGATAGTTATTCTTGTAAGAATAATCCTTATGACATCGATATATATATGAAAGATAAAAATATTGTCCTTTTTTTGAGTAAAGAACATTCTACAAATACATATGAGAATATTTTAGAATTAGTTATATTATTAGGTTATTTGGAATCGATAGATGGTGACATAGATTTTAGAAATATAACACATGTATGTGGTTCTTCGATTCAATTATATAGGACCGCACAGAATTTTTTACCTAGTTTAACACCTATAGAAGAATCACTATATAAAGAAATGGTAAAAAAAGCAAGAGAAAGATTTTTAAAATATTTTGAAAAGATAGATGATGAATTACATAATCCTCCACCACCTGATAATTTATTAAAAACATTGAATCCTATTAAATCTTCTAAAGAGTATAAAATAATAGATGAATATTTAAATAAATTAAAATCTGGATGGGATTATACAACTAAACAGATTAAAAGTAGAAAAGTAAACTATGATAAATATCTGTCAAAAGTTTATGATACAGGTGTATTAAAGAGTGGTGGAAGTTCTAACGATATGGAACCAGGTATTCAAGAATTAATAGAAAAATATCTGGGTGGAGATTGTTTAGGTGTATTTAATAAAATGTGTGATTATTTTGAATATATATCTGATGAAGGAAAAGCTAAAATAATTGATTTTAGAAATTATAGTGATGATAATGAATATTTATATTGTTTGTATTACAGTTTATTTATATTGAAATCTGCGGTTGAAATTCATTTAGCGAATAATATTGGTGCTGGATTAAATGGATATGATTATGTTTCAAGTGCTGGAATAGTAGGTACATTTTTAAATGATGATGTATTATTTTTAAATGGTAGTGTAAGAGGTAAAGGTCAAGGTGCTTCTGATTCAAGTACACAAGCTATTTTAAATTTAATTGATAATTATAGAAATTGATTAAATTATGATAGAATAATTATATAATTCCTAATATACAATATTAGATTTTAATTAAAATGTAAATAAAATCTAATATAATATATAAATATGGGTAGACATCGTGGATCTAAAAGAAAAATGTCTCAAAAAAAAGAAATAGACGATTTAATTGAAGATAATATGGGAATAATTGGTGTTGATTCAGGATTAAAGGAAGCAATTATTCAAGCTGACAAAGCAATGGAAGAATTTTCATTAGAACTATATGAATCGATGATCGATATGGCAAAACAATCATTATCACCTGAACAACTAGAACTTGCCAGAGTTAATCAAAGTATGCGTAAATTAAATAAAAATGTAGAACAAATGCAGAGAGCATTACAAAGACCTATAGCATCGAGTCGTCCTCATAAATCTAGTTCATCACGAAGGTCAACTCAAAGATCAACTCAAAGATCAACAAAAGATTTAAATGAATTAAAAGAAAAAATAAGATCTGAAAATAAATTATTAATGAATGAAATTTTTTATTTAATAGAAAGTTGGGTTTCAGATCCATCTAATAAAGGTAAAAATCCAAATACTGCTAAGATTATTGAAAATAAAAGACAAATTATAAATAATTTTCGTTCTATTTATCCAAGAACTGCTAAAAATGAAAAAGTAATAAGAGAAAGAGTATATAAAATTATCAATGATAAAATAATGATAACTAAATTAAATCGTCTACAACCACCTTCATCTGGAGCAAAGAAAACAAAGAAAAGAAAAAAGTCACGTAAATTAAAAAAAAATTAATAAATTTGATTATTTAAAATTTTATTATAAATATATATTATATATGGACATCTTAAAAAAAAATAAAGATATCCTTGATCTATTTTCAATTGCTATATTGGAAGAAAATGTAGAATTAGAATTAATATTTGGTGATTCTGAACGTAATAATCCATTAGATAAATCTATATTCATGAGACTATTAGATAAATTAAAACAAGAATATTATTTCTTAGATGAGTCAACAAATCTGGATATTAAATGTAAACAAGATAAAGGTATTTCACCTGTTCGTTGTACAATTAAAGATATAGATTCTATTAAACAATATTGTATTACAAATTCACTTAATGATATAGATAATATAGAATTTGTTAAGAAAACAAATTATAATAAAATATCTAATTCTAAAATTAAAGATACAGATTATAATTTACGTATGAATCTTAAAGTTGAAGAAAATCTTCATTATAAAAAAGAACAGATTTTAAAATATAACGATGTTCATGATACTAAACAGAAACATTACAGATTTAAAAAGAGATATTCATTTGAGACAACTGATACATTATTTCGTATCGATTTGACAGCAGTTAAATCGACTAGTTATGATCATAAAATAAAAGGATATAAATTAGCAAACACATTTAAAGAAGCTAATATATTAAATAATCCTGAAACTTATGAATTAGAAATAGAGTTTATTGGTCATGAAGATAGATTAGTGGATTTATATAAACCAAGTAGAGTAATGACACAAGGTTATTCGCGTATATTAGATTATTATAATAAATTAGAGAGAGATATAAAACATCCTGTGAAAAAATCAACTGAACATATTCATGATCCATTATCAATAAAACATGAATCTGTTTGGAAACCAGGATATGAACCAGGTTCAGAACCAGGTTCAGAAGATATTAAGTTTACTGAATCTGTAATAGTAGATGTCCCTAAACAAGAAGGGAGTTTAAAAGATGCTTTACTCGGTAAAAATGTAAAGATTACAACTGAATTTAAATCAGATTTAGAAATAGATTTTAGTAAACAATTTATTATTATAGATTTTGATGATAATCATAATAAAAAAGGATCACATGTTAGATTGCAATCCAATGAAACTAGTCCTGAAAAAGAAGAATTATATGAAAAATTACGTAAATTATTTCCAGATACATCTATTGATGATATGGAAAAATTAGTTGAAAAACAACCTCTCAAAAAACCTCAATATAATGCTATAATGAAAAAATTAAAACCTATGATAGATATTGATATATGGGTTCCATTATATTTAATTTATAGTGAATATTTTGATATGGATGAATTAATATTAGGAGTATTTACACAAGAAATGTCTGGTGGTGGTAAACTACCAGAATGGGCAAAGAAAAAATCTAAATCAAAATCATCATCTTCATCTTCATCTAGCGGATATGTTCCTAAATCAGAAAAAGTTAGTCTTCCAAGTTTCTCAAATGAATCTGATAAATCAGTTGATTCTTTAGATAAACGTAAATCAGATATTTTAGCACCATTGCTTACTGATATTTTAAATAATCATATTCATAAATGTTACAGTATTATAAATAATCATAGTCATTTAATATCATTATCTGAACAGAACAATATATTATCTAAATATTGTTCTTTAACTAAACAAAGATTTAATCCAAGTGGTGATCTTAAAGATCAAAAAATAAAATTACAAGGACCACAACCTATAACTCTTAATCATCAACATTTGGATTATGAATCACCAATAAATATAATTCATGGATATGCTGTTACTGAAAAAGCAGATGGTTATCGTGCTCAACTCTTTATAACAGATAATCGTGGATATCTTATCACAACGAAATCAAAACAATTAATTGTGATTTATTCAGGTATTAAATTTCCTGATATAAATGGTGAATGGTTATTTGATGGTGAATATATTACTAAAAATAAAGAAAAACAAGATATGAAATTATATATGATATTTGATATATATCATAATGGACAAATACCTGGATCTAAATCAGCATTTAATCATATTTGGTTATCTGATGATGACAGAATAATGACAAGATCAAAATTATTAAAAGATTTTGAATTAAAAATGAAATCTATTGTAATTGATAAAGATTGTATACAAATAGGAATAAAACATTATGAATATGGTGCTTTATCAAAAGATACAGATGATGGATTAATATTTGAGAAATGTAGAAAAATATTAGATTCATCTGAAAGTTATGAATATAGAACAGATGGTTTAATTCTTATGCCGATATATACAAAAGTAAAAGGTGATAAATCAGGAAAAGATGTAGCAAATATTGGTGGTACATGGGAATATAATTTTAAATGGAAACCACCTGAAGAAAACACAATTGATTTTAAAATATCATTTGAGAAAGATCCTAAAATGGGTAAAGATAAAATTTATCCTGTAATTAAAGATATAGATGGTGAAAAGATATTATATAAATATAAAAAAGCAAATCTAATGGTGGGATATGATCAAAGAAAAGATGACACACTTGATTATGGTATGATGATATTAAAAAATGAACGTAAAAAGTTTACAAAAGAAATTATATTTGACCCACCTGATACAGATATAATGATTAATACTACAAATTTATTACTACATAATGGTAAAATAGTATGTGAAGATGAATCTGAAATAAAAGATGGAGATATTGTTGAAATGCGATATAATCCATACGGTGATAATGATATGATATGGGAACCTTTACGTGTCAGATATGATAAATCTATCCCTCAATTCTTTACAATTGCTAATAATGTTTGGGAAACTATATCTAAACCTGTATCTGAAAATGTAATTAAAGGATTAGAACCACATGTATATGATAAAAAAGAAGTAGTTCTAGATGATTTATATTATGTTGGTGATGTCGAAAGTGAATCAGGTGCACTTCGTGAATATCATAATTATATTAAATCAAATCTTATTAGAGCAGTATGTTCTTCATTAAACAAAAATATTCAGTTACTTGACACATCAATCGGTCGTGGTGGAGATATAAATAAATATCTTGATGATGATTGTAGAATAACATTCTTAATGGGAATGGATATAGCAAATGTTAATGAAGCATCTAAAAGAATTTAT